TTCAAAAACCGTTTGCGGTAATCGACCCGGCCGATATGAACGACCGGTCGGAATAATGCCCTGCGGGAATGCACGAAGATTGGGAGCCATCAGAAAGTCTCCTCGACAAAGTCGTTGTCATTCTCGGCCCAATCTAGGATTCGCAAAGCTCCTGTATTTGTCAGCGGAGCAACGGACCCCGCAATCTCGACCAACCCATCAGAGCTGTAAGTCAGAGACTCGCACTTATAACAACGAGTTTCTTGAATAGAGGAGGTTTTGCAAAACAACGTTCCAAATAGATTGTTGTTCGTCACCTTGCCGTTGCGAATGCTCATGCTTGTTGGAGAGCTAACGCCGACCTCGCCTGGGCGCCAGTAGACAACGGTTGTATCCACGTTGTCCCCAAACTCTTGCGAGCTAGTGATGTTGCCCTCGAAGTCGATGCTGCCGCTTTGAAAGCGATCAGTGTGAGTCGTCTTGCTAGCCACTCGGAAGTATTCACCAGGCTCAAGGTTCATTGCAGCCTGTGGCGTGGTTTCAAACTTGATGCCGTGGTCGATGATCTCGCGAGTCTTCAGGGCGTAGCGCAAGAACTGACGGGCGTGACCTTCACTGGTCATAAACGCGGTGCAGTCAAACTCTTCCACGGGGTCAGACTCGCTGCCGCTTGCCAGACGCATGGTCATCGTCCGGGTAACAGGGAACCCGTTTTTCACTTCGCTACGGAACAGGCAAACACCAATAAAAGGCTGACGCTCTTCTGGCGACAAAAAGCTGACGGTCATGTTCCGCATGATGCCATCAGTAAATAACGCTTTGATCTGCGGCGCGGTGCCCTGTTCAATTAGATAAGTGCTGCTGTTGTAAGGGACAGAAGGAATCAAGGCAAACTGGCCTCCCTTAATCGTGAAGTCCAACAACATGAACGCTGCATTTTGAAAAATAAACTCCCGTAAATTTTGGTTGCTGGCAACAATGCCGTCCCAATAAAAGCCATTGGCTGCACAGAATCTGGCAGACTCTGCCATTGCTTCCCGGTTAACAGCTTGCTTGCCTACTAGCTTCCCGGCTCCAAATTTTGCATCGGTCAACATGTAATAGGCAATCTCAGGGAAATAATGGGTAGAGCCTATTGTCTTGCCGCCTTCGTTCTGACCGGAAGAAGGTCGATTACCTGTAAACAGATGTTCAACCATTAGCCCGCGTTGGATGTAGGCCGACAAGCTATTGAATGAGGTCCATTCTTTTGCGTTTAATAGCTTGATACCAGCTACTGCTAGGTCTTCATATTGCGGGACTGGGTTCTCAACAAACTGACCAGCGCTAGCGGGGGACTGATTAATCAGTTCATTGCAAAAAACAACTGTATGCTCCGGCCCATTGTCGTGACTGCTGCTATCTGTGTTATTGATAAAGTAATCACAGATTGCATTTAAAGGACTGTAATTAGTCCCTGGCGCTATAAAAGCTTGGAACCGTTCCTCGGTTTTAATTGTATCTGGAAAATCAACTTCATCTATGCCGCCTTCACCTTCTTGGATGTTGGTAATTTTAACTTTGATGCCTGTGCCTGCAATATCAACCTTATTGTTTAGGCGATACCCATCCCCTTTCTTTGCTATTGACCATCGGTACGCATCAGGTTGTGAGCTGTCTGATTTGTAATACTCGACTCGTGCAGTGGCAGTTCTGTTGTCACCATCTACCAGGCGCCTTGTGCTTACTTCTGCAAGAACAGGAGCGTTGACATTCATTTCCAGTTTCTCGATGTAATACTTGCCCTCCTGCCCGTCTTCTGCAATCTGACGCGTTATCTCCCAAGTTGGAGCAGCCTCTATACGCTCATAAATTGAATGCGACCAAAGTTCGGGGATCGCAGGTATTGACTGCTGTTTTCTAATGTTGCAGCAGAAGTAAACGGTCCCGCCAATGTTGTAGTTTCCGCCGTATCTAGTATCAACAAGCCATTCCACGCCAAATCCTCTAACGGTTTCGCCTGCTCCGCAAGTGCCTAGATAGGTGTTGTTTTCCCAGACCTGATATTCGTTTGGCCTGCTGTTATTGCGACGAATAGCGCCTCGTTCCATGGCGTTAGGGATTGCAGTCTTGCTAGTGTCAATCTCACGCGATGTGCTCTCAAGAACTTTGGTGTAAGCAGCCTGTGCATTTTGTTTTCTGCTGTCACGCTTGTAAGTTAAGTTATTGCCAAGATCTAACCGTACAGTTGTTGCACTGCCTAAATAATTACCGCTTTTGTAAAAGTCGTTTTGACCGGTCGCAGTATTGACCAAGACACCAACATCGACAGTTGCAAATTGCGAGTTGCCATTGCCGTCAGTTACGCGTTGCCCACCATTAAAACGATTTTCAAATTCAGGCAACAGTTCTAGGCTTGTGCCGCCTGCATTAACTGCGTTGCCTTTTTTGTAACGACGTAAGACACCTTCGCCAAACAAATAATCATTTGTATTTTGAGTCGTAATTAAAACTAAAATGCTGTTCCAGTAGTACCGGTATTGATCCCCAATCTTGACAATGCCGAACGTATAACGAGGTGCGCCGACTGTCGAGACCATGTCGTACTCAGTCGTGGCATCTCCCCAACCTGCAGGGATTAATTCATTGCGATCTCCTGTAGGGCGATCATCTTGGGAAACCAGGCGGAAACGTAAATCACGATTGCCGCCCCCTTTTACATCAATAAAATCGACAGGGTTATTAGAAGTGCCCCTTATCTGGCCTTCATACCAAAAAGTGCGTATCAACGTGCTTGGATCAATTTTGACCATTGATCTGGTTTCAATGGGTTGCACAAAAGCAATGTCTTTTGAAATGCCAGAATTTTCCGACGTTGGGATTGGGTTTCCATCGCTGTAGGACTCAAGTCCGGTGATTGGTCCGCCGTCGTCATCGCCACCCGTGTTTTGCTCTTTATAAGCAAATACCCACTCGCGGTTTGTTGCCGTAGATATTGTGATGACTGACGTGGTGCCTGTATAAAAAATCTCGTATCCGTTATTTAGCCCAGTTGTATTTTCAGCGAACTTGCCTTTAGTTAAAGGTCTTCCATCTAGCAGATGGATGTCAATGCCGTCATTCCTAATCTTCTGGTAAAACGCTGCGCCCGGTACTGGCACAATCTGATATTCATGCTGCCCCTCCTCGTGAGCGACATGCAGTGTATTAAACAAATATTCCGGCGTAACGCCTTTAACTGCAAACGTTCTGCTGCCTGAAATGTCTAACCAATTAGAGGCCCCTAATTTGCGGGCATAAACGCGAAAGAAGCTATACCGCTTCATGTACTTGGTCACTTGTCCCAGGGTGATGCCTGAGTTCTCCTCCTGGTATCTCTCGATCGTGTCGTAATCAGGGTGAGCATTAAAGTTCGCTGCACCTTGGATTTGACGCCACACCTCGGAGCGGATACCAATTTCCGTCGAATTACACGGGCGACTATTGCTTAGCGTTGCGACCGCTAGCTGCTGAACGCAACCGCGCTGCCAAGGGCTAGCCAGTGAATCTTCTTTTCTTCCCTTGCCTATGTCAGCAGCGTCAGTGGTAACAATGATTTGCTCGCTACCGGGCAAGCCTGGAGGGCGGTAAAAAACGTAATCCAGATCATTCTTTAGCTCTGGCGCCCAGCCTTCATCAGGGCGACGGATGCAGATTGCACGCGCTTGATTGAGCATGTATTCCTGACCCTCTTGGATGGTTTCATCAACCATTGCTCGGACCTCATCCTGTGATTGCAGGACATCTGACAATCCCCATGGCTTGAACGCCTCATCGTCTGTGTCTAAGCGGTAAGAGCTGACCCGATACGTGGTTTCACTTCCATTGTTTGCAATGCATCCCGCAGTCCGCGGAAAGTCTTTCATCATCTTTTCGATCTTTGCCTTGCTGTCTTCCCTCGTATCTCGGTTAGCACCATCACCAGTGGCATAGGTGACTAGCTCGTAAGGCACAAAAAACTTGTGACCATTAGGCATTGGGTTGTAAAGCCCAAACCGCGTTTGGCTTGTCGGTGTTCGCGTGCCTGAGAAGTCAGGGTAAAACTTGCCTTTACCTCTGGCCGGGTTGTAGGGACTAAACGCATCACCGTCTGATGTGATCTGTAGCTTGCCCTCTTCGTATTGATTACCTGCTCCGACCCCATCTTTTAAGCGGTTGCCCTGAGCTAACCCGGCACTAAAAAAGAGCTGGTTTTTGTACGTGGAAAAATCACGCAACATCAAGTCGCCAATTGCGTAGCCCGCATACTCAGGCGTCCCGCCAAAACGTCCAGCGCCGAGCATCATGACCGCCAGCAATGTCTGGGTAGTCCCAGCCGTGATCATCTGGCTGTAAAGGAGCTGGCTATCAATACGGATGCCGCCACTGTTGGTGTCGCGATCGGCAAAGACCAGCGGGATGGTTTCGCCTAACTCCGCAAGGGACTGGACGCTGTCAAAATTGCTCGATTTTGTATAACGGCTACGCCCTTGTGAGCCATCAATATCAAGCTGAGCTAACGGTTTCTTTTGCGTTGGTTGTTTTGGTTTTGGTGCCAACAACGCACTGACCGCAGTCAACGCAATGCCAATGACGATATTGACAATGATCGTGACTGGATCATTTACGACATCAGGGATATGGGCATATTCCTCTGGTCGTTCTTTTACAACGTCTTGGGCGTTAGCGACAAACTCCCAATACTCATCCGCCGTTATCCCTAACTGTTCGCAAAGACTTACTTCTACCGGGAGCAGTACAGCTCTTCTACCACTAGGGCGTCTGTGGGGCTCCAGATGACCGCCGACCCGCTGAAGTGAATCCATCCTTCCTCGAAAAATGTTGCCATTCCGAGCCCAAACTCAGAATGACAAAGCGCGACTGATTGAATTCTAGGTGACTCAATTTGCTGCCCCCAGGCAGATAACTCCTCTTTGAAAACCGAGGTGTCACCTTTGCGGAGCCGCTTATACCAAGAGCGTTGCGGGTCTGGAGTTTGCACTCCTTGAAAAGCTAAAACTGCTTTTGCTAAAGACAAACAGTCCGCCGCGTTGTGCTGTTCTGGAGTCGCTCCTAAGCGATAAGGCAGACCAATCAATTCGTATGGGTGCATTAGCCCGCCTGGATGTTGCCAGTGACCGGCAACCGGCCGACCATTTGCTTGGTCAATACTCGAGTCGGTGCATTGGCACCTACGGCATCGATCCCACTACTAAGGATGACCTCAAGCGTTTCATAGTCGTAGGTCATCGTTGCCGCTAGCCAGGTTTCTTCTGTCAACGTCCTTGTTGATGGGCTGTAGCTCGAGTCCATTACGACCGAATAAACGTTGACTTGTTGGCGCTTCATTACTGCGTCTTTGGCAATGCCTTGGCTGATCTCATTGACTGACAGAACAATGGCTGCCTCGAGGTTGTCCCCGGTGCGATTCTTTGCTGCGCCTTGATAGATAAAGCTCAGATACTCAAATGATGGGCCACTGCCATTGAGCTGTATTGCTTGCCCAGGCTCAGCGTTTTGGTAACGCCGTGGCGATGCGCTGCCGTCAATGATCTCAATGAAATTGGCTAAGCGAACAAATGACATAGATCAAAGCCCCAGGCGTGAACGTTGGGAGCGAGAGTTTTGCAGCTGCTTCATTGCAAGACCGCGGCCCTGCTTTGCGCCTTCAGCCACAAGTGAAGACGCTTCAGAGCGTGGAATGTAATCGTTGCCGTTGAAATTAAGCGTCGGCCCTTTGTATGTGACCTCAGCTTTTACTGGCCCAGATGCTGCCATTGCTGCGCTGTTGCCACCGCTGTAGGTATCGAGTGCCGCCTTGCTTTCCTCATTACTAATAACAGTTCCGGCCGTATCAGGGACAAATAGCTCAGGGCCACGCTCACCAACGATTGATACCTCACCGGTCGGTGGACGGCCGCCATCAGCAAACCCAAGGCCAGGAAATAACCCGTTACCAAGTGCGCTAAACCCAGCCTGCAGGAACATTTGACCAAGTTGACTGGCAATATCCGACAACACGTCGCCCCATTCCTTTGTCCCATCTATCAGCCCCTGAATTGAATTGGTCAAAGTGCCAGAAACAATCTGATAGGCCCCTTGGAGCAACTCTTGCCCCTGCGTTAGCTCTGTATTGCTTTCTTTAAGCGCCGCTGTGTAGTCATCGGTTACATCACCGGCCAAGCCTTCCATTGCTTTCTTTAAGGTCTCAACGTCTTGCAAATCTTTTGCTGCCGCCGCTTGGCCAATTAAGCCTTCACGCTGCAGCGGTGCCGCTGTTTCATTGATGCGGCTAATTGCATCTTCAAGTTTGAACTGATTTTGCAACAGCTCTTTGTCAAACTTGCCCTTGGTTTGCAGCAGTTTGATTTGACGCGAAAATTGACGGCTTAAATCTTCCCCAGCCTTTAACTGGCGCTCCATTTCGTCGGCTGCCTTTGTGCTTGCTTTAGATACTTTTCCTGCGCCTTCACCCGAACCGCCACCAAATTGGCTGGCTATGCCACCTCCTTCCTTGTAAGGGCTAAACCCTCCTGCTGCACCAAATAAAGCTTTTTCTTGCGCCGCATAATTGTCTCCAAAATTTCGCCCACCCTTAGAATTATCTTGCGCTTGCGCCAAGTTGTCGCGCAACATGCCCAGCTTTTCAAGTAACTGAACTGCCGTGCCAATGACTGGCAAGTTTTTAATTACATTCGAGACAAAGTCGTTAAAACTAATCCCCATGCGGTCAAACGCACCTGCTACCGATTCGCCTATATCGGCAAGGAACCCAAGCTTTTCAGTTAAAAATTCAGCAGCCTTTCTTGTCTTGTCAATGTCAGCGGTTAACTGTCTGAATTGTCCTGTCAATGTCCGAACAAACTCCAGAACAGCAGGCTGCAAAAGCCTGCCAATTTCAACGTTTAAGTTTTCTGCAGCGTTTTCGAGGTCTTTAAACGCTTGCTCTGGCGTTTGCAATGCCTCGGCCAATCCTGCCGCACCTTCTTTTTCAATCCGCTCTAACGCCCTGACAACAACATCTGATGTGATCTTTCCTTCAGCCGCATAATCACGCAACGCCCCAACTGCAACGCCCGTTTCTTTACTAACTGCCTGCAGCAGTAACGGTGCCTGTTCAGCGATGCTGTTGAACTCATCCCCGCGCAAGGCGCCAGAACCAAGCGCTTGCGTTAACTGTCTGAATGCACCTGCTGACTCTGCAGCCGTTGCCCCAGACAACCTGGCCGCAGTATTAAAGCCGTTGTAAACGCTCTCGATCTCCGTCAACGTCGCGCCTAGTGGGCGCAATCTTGCATAGGTCGTTGAAATTGCTTTAGTTGCTTCCGTTTGCGACTGGCCAAACTTTCTGGCTGATCGCTCTACTAGCAACTGCGCTTCAGTTACTTCACCATAATTTTTGGCAAGTAAAGACAGACTTTTCTCTGCAGTATCTCTAGCAACTGATTCACGTATCGCGTTTCCTGCTAACTCTGCAGCCTTTTGCACCGTGAGAAAGGCACCGGCCGCTACAACTAAGCCTTTGGCGAGGCTTGCCACCCCACCTGATGCACCTTTTGATTTGCGGCCTAACTCTTCAATCTTTTTATTGGCTTTTCCCAGGTCACCTTGCAGGCTTTCAACAGTACGCTCCAATGCCCGCATCTTTGTCTCCAATTTTTGGAGATCCGACAGACCAGGCGTCTTGATCGGAAGAATAATTGGAGCAGTGGTAGCCAATTAAAAAGCGCCGATAACTAATTCTAACGGCGTCGAGATTTTGCTTTTTTCATCTGCTCCTCTTGCTTGTCGTTGATCAAACCAAAGTAAGCAAGCCAGATCCAAAGCTCTGCGTAGGTCATCTCACGCTGAATTTGACCTAAGGTCATTCCCAACTCTTTGGCAACCTGCAGTTCAGCTATCAGGTACTTGTC